ATTCGGTGCTCCAGACTTACACGACATGGACAAGGTTACACTGTGTCTCACAGATGTGCTCAATGAAGGACAAGTCATACAGAGAAACGCTGCATACTTGAGCAACGCAAAGGTGCGACCGACAAGCCTGTCTCCACAAGAAGACCGTTTGTGGTACCCCAGTGATGGCTGTGCAGTGTGGTGTGAGGACGAAAACAACGTAGTATATGACGCGGATGTAGACTTTAGACTAGTAGACAACAAAATCATTTGGATTGGAAAAAAGCCTAAAGATGGAGTATTCTACGTACTAAAGTACCACTATTACCCAGAGTGGATTGTGTACGCTAGCCCGCTACAGCGAGTAGACCGTGGACGGGACCTAAAGCAACGTGTGGTACTTCGCAAAAAGCACGTGGCGTTCATGAATTCTACGGACAAAGCAACCCCAACAATGCGCCAGGCTGAGCAACTAGCGCTAACTGGAAGAGTAAAGATATGACCGAAGTAGCTCTATATGCTTCGCGATCGACAGTGGCCATCACTGTTGAACTTCCTCTAAAGCTATTGGACGCCCCAAAGAACCTTAGGAAAAAGCTTCCTGCTACCTTGCGTCGAATCGCAATGGAAGGCAAGTCTTTTTGGAAAGCAGAGGCTGGAAGGCGACTAAAGTCTTCCAGGCAAAAGTATCAAGAAGCCATAAGCGTACAGCTGGTGGACGATATGTCGTTTTTCTTGGCGCTTACAGGTCCTTTTGCTTACGGGATAGAGGAAGGACGTCCTGCTTTCGACATGAAACCTGGACTAATGAGGAACGCATTACCCTGGCCTCCTAAGAAGAGGAAGTTTCCTCGTGCAATAGCGGCGACATTGCGCCCCAAATCACCAATCACGCAGTATCGTATCGTTCCTCTGAATGTTCATGGCTATGTAAACTTAACTAAGCCTAGGGTCTTTCGCACCATTCATGACCAGACAACTATTGCGCTGTCAGGTCCCAATGCAGGAAAGCCTGCATGGCAGCATCCTGGAAATGTAGGGATTAAATTAGCGGATGAAGTTGTTCGCGAATTGACGGACAACATCATTCCCAAACACATGAGCAAGCTGCTTACAGAGGTGCTCTGATGTCTACACTACCCGAAGTAATCTTACAGCGAGCGATAATTAATGGGTTTTCTGCTTTACGCAAGGACCCACGGATTATCAACATGCTGTTCAAGAACTTGCCGCTAGCACAGCAAGATAAGATAAAGACTTTCTTTCTGGAGAAGACAATTGACTTCTCCATCAACTATCCACGCAACGAAATCAAAGTACCTGCAGTTGTAATGTTAATGAAGACTGAGGCCGAGTCTCAGGAGTTCTTATTCGATATAGTAGGAGTTCCTCCTCACTACGATATGCCAGATCAGTCCATGACCGTGGACACTTTGGGTGGAGGCACAGCTACCACGACCAGCGGAATGTCAGGTCTTCCTAAACTGGTTTTAGGTGGTTTAAGAGTAGCGTCTCAGATACCTGCGGACGTTACCATTCCTGGTGGACCTACGAACTCAGCGCTTACTTTTGTACCCGATGACCAAGACCTGATTAACGAAGTGTTTTCTGTTAGGTCTAGTTGGCCCTGCCTAAAGTTACACGTTGTAAGTGGTGCAGGCGCAGGCCAAGTGAAGATGATCAATTTAATTTCATCTGATCAACTTGACATAATAGGTACTTTTGATGTAAACTGTAACAATACAAGCGTAGTGGACATCCGCTACGGAGATGCATTAGAGGCTCCCTACGGACAACCCGTAAGGTCTTACGCTGCGAATGGTCTGGGACAAATTCGTCTCGGAGCTAACTATGACGGACAGTATCAGCTGGAAATTTTAGCTGGTAACCAAGAAGAGGTAATATACCTCTACACTGTGCTAAAGGCGATACTGTTTGCCCAAAGGAAGTTCCTTGAGGCAGAAGGAATCATGGCCCTAAAGATATCAGGTACTGACTTAGCTCCTAGGTCAGAGCTGCTGCCTGATGAAATCTTTACCAGGACCATGACTCTACAGTTCACCTACCCCTTCAACTTCATTGTAGAGAATGAAGTGTTCAAGGCAATTCAGGTTGTTCTTACAAACGTTAATCCTGATACTGCTACCCCTACTCCCAGTGGTTCCATCTTAGTGGCTGAGATTGATTTGGAGCCGTGATTTGTGAGGAAGTAAATGGCAAAGAATGACAAACAGGAAAGTGTTCCAGAAGCTTCAGTTGGCCCTTCACCTCAGATAATGGTTCGCGCGCCACAAATAAAAACATATGCGTTTGAACAGTGGGCTAAGCTAAAGAATTTGCCAGCTAGACATCTAAGCGGTATGCGAGCGTGGTTAGGTGCTGAAGCTAACTTTAAGCACCCACTAGATAAGTGGGACGAACTTTTCAAGTCGTACTGAACAGGAGTGACACATGGCCAGGTCAGTAACATATAATGGTATCACTCGGTTTCGTCCAGGTGGAATCACCAAAATAAATGCGGAAGCACTGAATCAAGTCGGTGTTACGGCTGGTGGTGTTTTGGGCTTGATTGGTGAGGCTGAAGGCGGAGCCCCAGGTTCTGCTTCAGGCTTAGTCGCGTTACGTGACCCCTCTCGTGCTGTTGAGCTTTTCAGAGCTGGTCCGCTGGTAGACGCTATCAAGCTAGCCTTTCAGTCATCCGGTGACCCTCTTATCCCAGGGGGTGCTGCTCAGGTAGTTGTTTACAAAACAAACGCGTCCACAAGGTCGCAGGTACACCTGCCATCCTTGTCTTCTCAGCTTTTCACTACTACTGCCACTGCAGGCTCTACCGCAACGTCGGTGAATGTGGCTGCCACTCTCGTAGCCGGTGCGCTAGTTGACCGCTGGGTACGCGTTGCAATAGCTGCAATTCCTGGCGCCCCTACGTTCTTGCGCCGCATCACGGGAAATACCACGTCTAGCATCACTGTTACTCCTGCACTACCCCAGGCACCTGCTGCTTCGGATGTTGTGCTTGTGCACTCGACGTTGATTCGTGTACAAAGCCGAGACTACGGGTTGCACACTGCAGCTATCAACGTCACCACGGATTACAATCCAACGGATGAATCCTACCAAGTTGTGACTAACTTTGAGGGTGTACAGCAGATTTCTCCTACGCTAGGAGGGCAGCTGCGCAATTACCTCCATGTTGTTTACCGTGGTGGGTCTATTGTAGACTCTACGCTAGTAACGTCCGGGTCTACAACATCGGTGATTAACGTAACCGCAGCGTCGCTAATCTCGGGTGCGCATGCTAACCAAACGTTTGTGCTAAAAGACGCAAGCGGAAATCTAAAAGCGATAAGCAAGATTACGTCTAATACTGCGAACGATATCACGCTTGCTGTTGCTCTATCGGCTGTGCCCACTGTGGGTGACATCGTAGAAGCGCTCGGTGTGTCCAACGCTGTTGGTGCGTTCGCTGGTGCAAGCGGCGTAGCGACAACGTTCACCACGACCATCACGGGAGTAACAGGCGACAACCTGTCAATCTCGATACTGCAGGGCATGACGTTGCGACAGCTTGCTACCGCAATTAATGCAAACACAAACTACCTTGCCACCATTCCTTCGGCAATAAATGGCGATGTAGAACTTGCACAGCAGTTCGACTTCGGTACTAACACGTCGATAAATATACAGCGGTCGTTCTCCGGTACAGTGTCTACGACTGGTTTCCGCCAGGACATAAAGGAAATCGTTTCTTGGATAAATGACACCAGCGAGGATTTAATCGCTACTCGCCACGGAGTTGATGTACTGGACGGCAGCGACGGTAACGTGGCTGACTATCCCGGAAGCACTGGAGACTCGTTGCCTTGGGCATTCCAGCTGTACGATGGAGTTCGAGGAATTTCGTCTAACAGCTCTTTCCAGGCTGGATTTGACGCAATGCTACTTCGCGTTGTTGACGAAGTCGTACCCCTGATTGACCAAGACCTCACGAATGAAGGAAACAGCTCCACAGCTACGTGGAGTGCCGTGTCTGCCCAGCTTGTGGACCACGTAACAGCGGCGCGCGGAGCAGCTGGTCTGGAGCGTGGCGGATGGCTAGGTTTCCGTGGCAATAAGTCGCAGATAATTTCAGCGGCTAATGTAGTCAACGATGCGGATGTAGCACTTGTAGCACAAAGTCCAACAATTGTTGGATCTTCAGGCAACCTAGTACAGAAAGGACCAAGAGAGTTGGCAGTCATGGGCGCGTCTATGCGCCTAGGCGTCAATGAAGTTGGCGAGCCGCTTACAAACAAGTACCTGCGTGTATCTTCACTGACACAGGATTCTTCGTGGGATCCTTCTGATGTTACGGATTCAGGGGACTTCATCCAAAACGGAGTGATGTTCGCTGAGACGATTCCTGGCCAGGGAACGAAGTGGGTACGCGATATGACAACGTGGGTACGCGATGACAATCTGGCGTACAGCGAGGGCAGTATCCGCGATGTAGTTAGACATGTAGCTTACGGGCTACGCACCACGATCGACCGTAGGTTCACAGGCAGAAAAGCAACACCAGCGACAATTGCATCTGTGAAGGACACAGCTAGCACGCTGCTAGAGACCTACAGACAGCAGAACATCATTGTAGATTCAACAGACCCTGCAACAGGCGCAACGATTCGTGCGTACTACGGGCTAAAGGTATTCTCTTCGGGAGACATCCTTACGCTCAACGTAGGTATCTTCCCTGTTCCCGGAATCAACTTCGAGTTGATTGATATTTTCTTGTCCCTCCCAACACAGTCCGCTTAATAGTTAAGGAGTAATTTCTCATGCCTGCACTTGCCACCGACGTAACTCTGTATCTGAAGAGAGTCCGAGACGTTCTGCGTACCGGCCCTGGCTACTCCGCTGCGGAGCTTACGCTGGGTTCGGGAACCTCCGCAGTTCGCATCCTTGCACAGGATCCTGGAGTGCGAGGCAACAGTATTCAAGTAGCCGTCACAGTTCCTGGATCTGGAACGAGCGGCCTTACTGTTAGCGTAAGCGGCTCGGTAATCAGTATCGCGCTTGCTGTAAACACAGGCGTGCTGGTACCCGCATCGAACACGTCTACGTTGATTGCGGCCGCTATCAACGCATCTGCTGCTGCTTCGGCGCTTGTACTTGCTGTTGTGCCTCCCGGCGCAGGTACAGGTTCGCTGTCAGCTGCAGTCGCTGCCACCCATCTGAGTGGTGGTCGCGGCGGCGAAGGCGGCGTAGACACGCTGCCGCTTAACTTCCTGCGTGCGCAGGACATGGCCTCCGCGCTGGAGCTGCTCATGCTAGCCCTCAATCTTCCAGGTAACCTAACGGCGACTGGAGGCACGGCTACCAGCCTGTCGGATACCGGCGCGTATGTAGCTAACACGCAGGTCGGTAACACTGTAGTGTTCACCGGTAACGTAACCGCTGCTCTTGCGGGACGTCGCGCTGTTGTAATCTCCAACAATGCCAACACCCTGAACTTCGCTACTGGAGCACTTCCTGCAGCTCCTGCAGTAGGAGACACGTACACCATACAGGGTACGTTTGTAGACAACGCGATCAACTCACTACTGCAGGGGCGCCTCGGGTTCTCTAACGCTCCACCAGCAAACGTTTACGGAGACAGCCGTATCGTAGCTGATGCTCTAGTAAGAATCGTTCAGCAACTAGGTGGCGCAACCATCTCAGAGAGTAGACTGTTCTCTGGTACAACTGCTGCTGGCTCGTCGTCGTCTGCTATCAAGCTCAATACTCGTGGTTTGAACCTCCGTATTGACGAACTCAAGAACCAGAAGCTCGACGTGACTGGATTTGGTATCCGTAAGATTATCTCGAATGACGAGTCTACGGTACAGATTGCACCTCCATTCTCTTCGGCACCGGGTTCGGGTGTGACGGCAGTAGTTACTGTACCCGAAGATTCAAGTGACGCGTCCAGGAACTACACGTTTGCTCCAGGAGGCCAGGCACGCGATAACAGAGCTTTGGCGGAAGTCTTACGTGCCGCTCAGGCCGCAGTAGTAGCTTTCGTGCTACCTACGTGATAAACTAGCAGTGTGTAAAGGAAGGGTGCAAGTGTCGTCCCCTCCATCATGGCTCTTCCTTTACACGCTACCTATCTTAAAGGAGATAGCTCAACATGGCTGCATCTAATACTTTCAGCGGAGCACGAGCCGTATTCTTAATCAACTCGGTACCAGTTGCCTTCGCAGGAGGTGTATCTGGTGAAGAGATGATTGACTACGAGCCTGTTGACGTCATTCAGTTCCTAGAAGTACGGGAGTTCGTTCCGGTAGCGTACCGTACCAGTCTCAACGCTCAGGTTTTCCGCGTAGTAGGTAACTCGCTTAAAAAGCTTGGAATTCTTCCACGACAGGAAGAGATCATCACCTCTGGTGACTTAGAAGCAGCAATACAGGATACTGTAACACGGCAGACACTGGCGCTGTTCCAGGGAGTCAGGTGCTCGGGTCACTCTTTTGACGTCACTGCACGAGGCATAGTACAGGAGAACGTCACATTTGTGTCTATTCGTGTTCTTGATGAGTTTGAGAATCCTGCATGAAATAGCTGTTACTGTATGGGTACACTACATATGGTGGTGTACCTATACAGTACGCTCAGAAAAGATAGATCTATCCTTAGACAGATGATCCATCTTGATCTTGATCCAGATCCTCAAATAGAACCCCTAAATTCAGCTCAGTAAGATCATAAGCCAATATTACTACATGTCAAGGTATAGTGTGCGATACTCTAACCAACTAGGCAGTAACAGCTTGTCCTAGGCTAGAAATCGTGCAATTAGCTTGACTTATTAGCGACTTTCCAGAAAAGCTGCATTTGTGCAGCATATCGGGGTCGCTTATACTACGCATACCCTTGACTGAAGGGATAAGCGTGTCAGATTAGTGCTAGAGGGACAATTTATGACTGTTAGCGCCAGACAGAATTTAACCAAGACTTTTACCATTGACTACGTCTCGGATTATGAGAACCATAGATATCAAGGTAATTTCACCATCAAGAAGCTTTCTATTCGGGACATCGCTGCTTTAGGTGTTCGAAAAGCCCAGCTGAACGGTGGCATGTACTACGACTCAAATAATCCTGGTCGTGGTGTCGATGAGCAGACGGATGACTTCAACAACATGATAGCTCATCTAGAGTTGTCTATTAAGTCATCTCCTCCTTGGTGGGATTTAGACAAGATTAACGATGTTAATCTTCTCGGAAAGGTATTCAAGGAGGTTCTCGAATTCGAGAACTCGTTTCTCCGTAGGGCGGTTGAACGAGCGACCAATAACGGAGATGGCGCAGGAAGTGGCTCGGGAAATGTTCAGGAAACCAACCCTGCTGGAGGCGCTCGCGCGGTGGTGGGTCAAGAAGTACAGGCTGCCCTCGAACCATGAGCTGTTTCAAAACAGCACGCTATTTGAGCTTCTGACGGATTTCTGGTTAGATAAGTTTGAGCAAAAGCCAATTGAAGCGCACAGAAACGCTAAGGGCGAGATTCAGTTACGAGACACAGGAGATACTCTTATCGACAGGTGGGAGGCGCAGATTGCAGACGGAGAGATACCTGACCTGATGGAAGCGTTCGACGAAGAAAGCATTCGTCACATAGAGAAGCTTAAGGCAGCTGCGAGAGCTAAAGATCCGTACGCCGGGTTGTCTATGAAGTCAACTGTTGATAAAATTAGTGCGCAAGCAACTCGTGAAGGTATTACAGTCTCCGATAGGCGCAAGCCTACGCTTCCAAACCTAGAAAACCTGAGCAACATGCCAACGTTCGGGTTTTCTGAAAATGACGATGACTGAGCATGTCCGAAACTAATCATAATGTAAATGTTAATGTAAAGACTCACGGAGCCGAAGAAGCCGCTGAGGACATCGCGGCCATGGGTAAACAGGCTAAGAAGATCCATCAGCAAGCCGTTAGCCAAAATAAGAAAGAAGCCGCTACTACAAAGACCACTACGCAGCAGGCAAAGCGTGAGCGCGCAGAGAGGAAGAAAGAAGCTCCGCGAGAACTGAGAGACTTGCAAGCTCGCAATCGTTTGTTCGCTACAGAGAACAAGATACGTAGGGAACGCCTTAGGTTACTCGCAAACGAAGAGAGAAGATCACGCTCCACGTTCAGAGGCGGCTTTCGTGGAGGGTTGAGGGACCGGCTTCTACCTAACATGCCAAGAGACAGGGGAGAAGCGGGCCAGGCTGCTGGTGCGCTTCTGGGTGGTGTGCTGTCTACGGCCGTGGGCACGCTAGCTGCCGCTGCGGTTAGTGCTCTTACTCGTCTCGTCGCAATGCCTTTTAGGGCCATAGGCGAGCAATACGAGTCGTACAGGAACTACGCACAGCAGCTATCCAAGCTGGCAGGATACGCAGGAGGTGGAGCCTCGGCTGCAGATATAAAGTCTCTGCGTCTAGGGGCTGGTAAAGCTCTAGGCTATTCTCCAGAAGAAGTAATTTCTGCTGCTGCTATGACTTCGAGAGCAACGGGGTCCTACAAAGGCACAGGATCTGCTCTCGCGTTATCTAGAGTTTTGGGCCAGGATGTATCCGAAACGACCGGGATGCTCGGTCAGATGAGACAGGCTGGTTACAAAGACTTTACTAGCACAGGCGCTGGTTACAGAGACTTGACTAAGGCAATGGCAGCAGGAGTTGCCTCGGGCCTAGAAAAAGCAAGGCTTCCAGAGTTTCTTTCTGGTGTAATGGACTTGACGTCCAAAGCAGCTGGAAGAGCTGCGGGTGATGTCTCTACTGCTCCTTTCGCTCAGCTTTTGTCTACCCTAGCAAGGAGCGGTGTCTCTGGTTTGCAAGGTGCACGTGGCGCAGCTGTAGCCAGCGCCTTGGAGGAGGGATTTACTTCGCCTGGTGGCGGTGAAGAGGGTCGGGCTTTGGCTTTGCATGCAATGGGCTTTGGAGGAGGCAAGAGCTTTTATGAGGCTGAAAGAGCACTTGAGCGCGGAACAGCGGGCGACCCACAATTTATCAAACAA